CTGTAATGCTTGGGTCCACACATCTTCTCCAGTGCATCGACCCTATCGTGGCCGAGCTTCCAGATCAGTTGAACCCGATAGTCCGCCACATTGCCTGACAGGTATCGGTTACATTTGACGCATTGCTTGTGAGCGTTCCATAAATGGAATCGCAAGTGAGGAGCAGAGCCAGTAGATCGATAATGACCGCAGTCCCAATTGCCGCCGATGCCAGAATTATCGACATGCCTGCCACATGAAATGCAACCATCGTTGCGGTCCCGGTATCGGACATAGGCGTTGAAGGCCGACTGCGCTTCCTTAGTCCAGTCACCGCGTGTCTTGAGCTTTTCCTTCTTGACCTTGTCCTCTTGGCGCTTTTGCTTGCGGACAGTGTCTTGGATCTTCTTTGCATGTTTTGACGTGTACTCCTTCAAGCAAGGGTAGTCGCAGAAGGCTTTCAACTGGGACATCAGTGCATCCTCAGTCGCCACCTTTTTGCGACAGTTGCTACAGCGCCGACTAGTGGATTTCAACAGCCTCTCCGCTTTCGTCCTCATGCAGTGCCATCAATGTCATGGCCACAGCATCAAGGACCTCGTCCATTTCAATCCCCAGTTCCTCTGGTAAGTTGTACTCGCAATCGACTACCAATTGATCGTCGTCACCCACTTTGAACGTAAAGTTCATCTCTGCGCTTTCAGGCATCCTGCTTCCTCCGGTTCCGCTCATATTGGCAGTCATCAGGCCGCGGTAGCATGAGACCGATTGACGCGGCGTATGCGTCGATTTCAGACATGTAGTGGAACATCTCCCCTGTAGTCAACTGCGTAGTCGTCTTCAGGCGCTCTCTGATCGTCTCAGAGCCAATCTTTTTGGCCTCCATGTACCCAAGGTACTTATGCCTCATGTAGTCGTGCATGTCGTCCTTGGAGACCTCTGTGCCCTTCTTAGTGTTGATGTACTCCACCAAGTGCGTCAGCCATTCCCAGTACAGGTCGTTCTGTGATTTTGACCGCTTACCTGCCTTCACTTCAACCGTAACGTACCCATAATCGCCAACCATTTTTCGCAGGTCCCGCAGGCACTGCTCTGCCGCGGGTTCCGACGTGATGGTCATCTTGAAACTGTCATTCATGCGAACAGTCTCCGCAGACGCTCCCAGAAACTAGGCCGTGGCTGTTTCACATATTCATTGATAATCAATGGCTTATCGTCACCTGCCTCAAAAAACTCTCTCTTGACAGAGATGCGGACCTCAATCGATTTTTTGGTCCGGCCCAACCGCTCTGCGATCTCCTCCTTCGGTATACCGAAACTGTACAGTTGCCGGGCAAACTCCATCTCAGCATCGGTCCAACGCTTACGTGTGATCTTCTGTTGCATGATCAATCTCCTAGTCTTAAAAACTCGTCCCTGCCCATACGAAAGTATTCGGCAAACTCTTCGATTCGATGCAACCGCATGTCCTCTGCTGACCGCCACCGTTGCACCTGCTGGCGATGTACGTTGAAATCCTTCGCCATAGCCTGTGTATTCACGTCACGCTTTTCCTGTGCAATGCGAATGCACTTTCCAACATTTGTTCTGTTCATGTGGTCTCCCTGTTAAACTGTAGACGTTTCATCTGAGAAACCCCTCAGGGGCGCATGAGCTACGCCCCGTTTGGCCCCCGAAAGGGGGCTGTTTTTTCTACCACGGGATCTCGTCGTTAACGTCTACGGCAGGCTTGGCCGGTTGCTCAGGCTTGTCTTCCTTGTAGTCCTTTGGACGTACAGAGAAACTAACCAGCGGAGCCCGGTCACTCTGGCCGTCCTTCTTCTTCCAGCCACTCAGCCAGTATTCTTTGCCATCGACATTGATGGACCCAGAAAAGTCTGGATGCTTGTCGGTCTTCTTCTGGTCATTGTTCCAAATGGCCCCACGATTGGTGTTATCAAACTCCATCTACTTTCTCCTGCTTTTTTGCGATTTCTTCACGACACAGCACCACGCTCTCTTGTATGCGCTCCATCAAGATTGGATCCGGGTTCTGCATCAGTTTGCTTCTGACCTCTACGAGGACATCGATAATATGTTTTGCACCTTGTGCAGTCATTGCATGCTCCTTAGTCGCTCATATTCGTTTTGGATCGCGTCACAGGCTTCCCAGACCTCTTCCGCCAGTAATGTGATGTAGTCCTCGTCCCTGTGAACTCTAACCTGAAGCACCGGCATAGATTCGTGATACGACACAAAATCCCACCACTCACGCTCAGTGATCCACAGACAGCCCATCACCTGCTGTTTGTACTTTGCCGGGAGCTCACCCGACCGGAGATACGCGACATGAGTCGCCGGTGCAGGGCACTTAATCTCCAGTCCACCGTCCAGACCAACCAGTCCATCAGGCGACACACCGCATTCAAGGGTGTCGTGCTTGCAAAAGCCAACCTCTTCAACAGTGTTCCCGGTTGCCAGTTCATAGTATTCCCGTGCATTGGGCTCAAGTTCCGTGCCTCTCTGCATCCATTCATTCTCGTACACCTTTGTTGACTCGCCGGTCAGCAACTCAGCCACCAACTGGTTTATGTAGCCTTCGGCTGACGCTGATCGCTTGCCGCTCGCGGTTACCAAATTTGCGAACCCCGACCCACTTGGGCAACCAAGACGTGACATCAGCCACGCCTCAGATCCCTGCTCATGATCAATAACCCGCATCACAGATCCTCGTCCGCGACAGTCTCTGCCTGTGCGTCAGACGCCTCCATAGCCGAAATCTTCTTGGACAGCATGTTGTACGCCTGCTCGTGGTGAGACTGGGGTAGCTCAGACACTGAGTCGATCTTGTAGAAGTTCAAAAACTTCTGAACGTCAGACCCTGAGTAGTCAAGCATCTCGCTCAGGCGCTTTGCCTGTGCCTTGTCGATTGGCTGTGACTGGGCCTCCTTCTCAGCAGTCGGGATGTCCTCGCCTGCGTAGATGTAAAAACCTAGACCAAACATGGCCAAGCACTTTACCAAGCAACGCATACGGGTATCGGATAAGGCACGTGTGTCAGGATTGATGATCGCCTTGTTCTTATGGTCCATGACCGGCAACCACATGGTGCGTGTCGCCACCTCTTCACCATCGTGAACAGTCAGCACACACTCAACCATCATCGACCCGTCATCGAGCTTACGATCATCAAAGATGTAATAACTCTCAGGATACTTTGACATCAGCGTAGACCACGCCCACGTCCATGACAGATAGGACAGGTTGCCCTTTTTCTGCACGTGCTCGTTGACGTTGATCGCGGAAAGGTCTGCCCAGATACGGGCCATGAGTGTTGTTGTAGACATATTGTTTGCTCCTATTGATTAACAACAGGAGCATTACAACATTATTTGATTACAAGTGCAACACTAAGTGTGTGCGAGGCCAACAGGACATATATTCCTCGCAACCAATCCGTGTTGCTTATGGAATATCAGCGAGTGCATTTCACGCGCCGCGTAGTACCCTGATCTCGCGTGCCATGCGTCACTGGGTGCCATGGTGTTGAACGACTCGACTCGACAGCCGGTGTACTCCTTCACGACCTTGTGATGAATGTGACCTGTCAGCCAATGCCGGTGCCTTGACTGGCCCCAGTCCTTTGCCCACAGGTGCGCCATGATGCCGGGTAAGTCATCCATCTTGGCACCATCACCGTGGGTGACACCTAGTAGCACCTCACCAAACGTATACTTCTGATAGTGGCCGGGGTCCATCACGACATTGACCCGCGGGTTGTTGTCGAAATATAGGCTCAGAGACAGTTGAATCCACTGAGTAGAGTCTGGGTCATGGTTACCTGCCGCGTTGATGACAGTGACGATCTTGTGCTTTTTTAGCAGTCGCTCGATGGCATGGATCATAGACCATACAAATACTTTGATGATTCGGTAGTACCGGCTCGCCACGTCTAGCTGTGCGCCAGATCTCCGTGTGCGGTTGGTGGAGTCGTCGGTGTGCAGGGCATCGCCTACGTTTATGAAAAGGGCTTCCCGGCTCGCAGGAGCGCCTTGTACCAGATAGTCCACAGCACTCTGCATGATGTTGTATGCAATCTCTGAATCAAAGTCATCAATCTTAGTTTCGTCTTTATGCGAGAGCATTCCAAAGTGAGGATCGCCCATAACAAGTGTGTGGAGAACGTCATCTGTGTCGTACCCCATATGCTCAATCGGTTCAGACTTGCCCCGGTACTCTTCAAGCGCATCTCGTATCCCCTCTAGTATGATTCTGGCCTGTTCTTCTTCGTCGGCCTTGGTCTTAACCCATTGCAGTACCTGACCTTTTTCTTGATGGTACAGGGTAGATGTGCCCTTGAGCATTAGGCTTTCAGGCAACACATGGGTCAGATCGTGTTCTGGTGAGTAACCGCGGCTTTCAGCCGTGCGCCTCACGATTGTTAACAAATTACTGACTGTGCCTCTTGCACAGTTTAGTGCTTTTGCGGCGTCTCTCTGGCTACCGTGTTCAATTATCGCTTGTACGATTTGTGTCTGGCGCTCTGTCTTACAGAACTCCAAAAGTTTTGGATCGACTGACATAATCCCCTCATTGAATTGTCAATTCATCTGTGGCCATAGCCTTTGACAGCCTCTCCGCACGTTGACCCACCTGACGGGCCCATCGACTATCGAGCATTTCGCTTGCGGCTGTTTCGTAGTCTTCTGATTGTATATACCCAAGGGTCTTCTCAAACTTCATCAGTGTTGGCGTGCCCAAGTTAAACGCCATGTCCAAGATCACACGCTGACGCACCTCTGACAGGTTCCGCCACCATGCAATTGCATTGTCTAGTTCTTCGGACACACGCAGTATGTCGCCATCCAACAGGTAGCGTGCTTCGTCCTCTGTGATACCAATATCCTCGATATTGCGACCGACACCGATTGTGAGCTTGCCAGCCGTACACCGGTAGGGCTCCAACTTCAGTCCTTCGTGTAATATCAGTTGGTCCTTCAGTGCCTCTATATCCATATCATCAAACCTCAATTCTTTTTCCTTAACTTCATGATTTTGTCTGCCGACTTGATACCAAAGGCGGCAGAGCATGCTAAAAACAATAGGTACTGATACCACTCAGGGAGCTCACTGAGAGCCGCAAAACCTTGGTTGACCCGATCAATCACAGACGTGTCACCAGTGGCCACAGCGTAGCCTACAGCGATCAGAGGCAGGGTAAGGATGATGGTGAGATATTCGTCTTTCCAACTGGACCCAGATGCTTCTGCCATCTTTGATTCCCAGTCAGAATCGTTTTGGATTGCTTGGATCTTGCGTTGCTGGATGGCCTTTTTCTCTTCGGCCTTGCCCTTGATGAAGTCTTTGGCCAGTTCAACAGCGGGTCCGATTAGTAGGTTTAGCATGTCAAATTCCTACCTTGACTTCTTTCTCTTGGCAACGCCCTTGAGCTTGCCTGATTTTTCCATGGCATAGAACATGGATGTGCCCTTCTCTCTGCCGTACTCATCAATCATCTCTTGCATGATCTTCCGGCCCTTGGCTGTCAGTGGCATGACTTGCCTCCTGTGGTTTTCTGCCACACCTGTCGCACCGTTGCAGGGGGCGCTTGGTGTAATGCATTCCGCAGTCGGTAATGTAATTACCGTTCTTTACGTTATAGTGACAGAGCCTTACTTTCCTTTTGACCATGCTTGGGCACCAAAAAAGGCCGCTGTCAGACCTGCTGTGCTAACAAAATAAGTGGGAGCCATATCGCCAAGAATAGTGGATGCAGAATCAAGACCGAAACCAGCGCTGATAACCACGGCAAAAGGATAGAGAAGCATGCCAGATAGCGCAAACCAAGCCATGCGGCGCTGTGCATCTTCCTTGGCGTCTTCATTTTCCAATCGAATATTTGCGTTTTTTCGCAGTCTTTGCCGCCTTCTTAAAAGCCTTGTCCGTAGGCGCACCCTTACTGCCGGGAGTCCGCATCTTTTCGCCAGATCCGGCTTTGATGCGCTTGCGCTTCTTGTGGATGTTTTCGTAAAGGCCCGCCATTAAGACATTGCCTTGGCCAAGCACTTACCTGTCCGCTTGCATGATGACGGTGATGGACACCGGCTACATGGGATTCCACTCTTAGACTTGCTTTTAGAAGTGCTCTTAGCCTTGCTCTTCATTCCACGCTTCATTCCACGCATATGCTTTTCTCCTTTCGGCGCTCGATATACGCCATATCTTCTGAACCAAAGTTTTCGTAGTAACTCGTGTTACGTAATTTATTAGACGCAACAACAAGATGCTTTAATGATTGTACCAAAACCAATCCATAATCCACGCCAGCCTCAGACTCAAAATCTGGCATCAATTCATTGTCCGGTGCGTCATGGTGTGAGCCCATCATCCACAACCCGGTATTCTTCGCGTTGAACTCGTCAATCGCCTTGTCAAATTCCTCAACAGTCAAACCGCCTGAGTCGATCAATGCGTACACCACCACATGTTCAGTGTCTGGATCATTGCAATATGCATTCACCAAAACCTCAGACATGTCATTTGCGACCTCAACAGTCACCAAACAATCTGCCCACGCCTTACGTGCAAAGGGACAGGGCGGTAATCCGCCATACGCATCACAAGAAACCTCTAAAACCTGTTGCGACCAGTCAGCGATCTCTGCCTTTACTGCGTACACGTCAGCATTTCCACTGTTTACGGCTCCAATAGTTCGCACTGAACTTATCATTGGCACCTTTGATTCCGCCCGACCGGGCACAATATGATTTCTTGCGCTCTGGGTTCGATTTCTTGATCTTCATGTCTGGATCACCAAACCTGACCAACTTAACGTCATCACCTTTCTTCGCTAGCACAGCAAACTTCTTTGACGCACCCGGTGTGCGCTTGGGCTTATTGTAGCCGCTGAATGTTTCGCCACGATACTTAATAGCCATTATCGCCCCTTCAATGAAACAAGCCAGTACACTATTAAACCGGCCACACCGATCAATGTGACTCCGCCAATCAGTCCCGCGGTCACGATCAATCCATTCTTGATCGCCTTCTTACGCGCCGCCTTCTTAGCCTTTTCCCGCTTCTCTGCGTTGACCTTCATCTGCTTGCGGTTGGCAATGAATTTGCAGTAGTCATCCCAAAGGCCGGGTCTGCCGTTGTAGATAAACATGTTCTTCACTTCTGTCTCGTGCTTCTTGATGTCCTCAAGAGCCCAGAATGCTTCCATGTCGCCATCCTTGGCTGACTTCTCTAGTTCTTCCTTGGCATCTGCGAGCTTGGTCAGATCCTTCCCCATCTGCCCCACAGATTCGACGTGACCCGCAAACTCCTTGATAGCACCGATGGCCTCGTTCGCAATCTTGATGGCCGCTACGGCCTCAAATATCACGACACGGTCCTGTTTTCTAAAAACCTATCGAGCTTGTGGTCTAGTGCGTCCAGTCGATCCATGACACGATTAATGTCCGCGTGGACCTCTGCCTTGGTCACATATTCTTTGGCAACTTCTTCTCTAGTGCGGTTCAACAAAATGGACAGGCGTTGCTGTTCTTCCCACATCACTTTGGCAAACCAAGAAATCAATCCAAAACCTGCCGTGAGTACGATATTCCAAAGCATCAGGTCCATTAGTACGTCCCCTTCCAGACGCGGAACTTGTCAAAGTCACCGGATAGTATTTTGCGCTTCACGACCTCTTGTCTGGCCTCTGTGTCGTCCCACGAAACGCCCGCTTCTTTCAGCCACTCAGATACCAGTGCACGTGGAATCGTACCGATCAGGCGGCTCTCGCCCGCGATACCGCCAGTCGTCTGTGTAGCGGCCTTTGCGTACTTCTCAGCGTGGGTAAA